GGGTTATTCACGCTGTCGGCTTGTGTGAGTTAGTTTTGAATTTAGGCGTACCCGTTTTGCAGAGCTACGCGCTCTGCTTGTTGCGCAATTCCAAAGGGGATAATGATCCGCTTAGACATGCTCCTGATGGGCTCAGAGCTCGCGCCATGCGGGATGCTAAGTACATCGGTATCAAAGATGTGAGCGCCACGCGTCCGGTTGAAGTGCAGATGTGTGCGAGAGAGAGTTTCGCCATAGCATTTAACTGCGACATTGTTGAGCAGCACCGTCTTGAGCAATTCTTCGACCAATGGGTCTTTGACCTGAACGTCGTTGAAGACTACGGACAAGAGATCCACGCACCCAGTTGGACAAAGGCCATGTCCACGTGCGAGGTCTACCCCTTTTTGGAATGACACGCAATAACGCAAATTCCGGCAAAAGAGGATCTGCCAAATCCTCCAAGAGATCCAGAACTCGGAAACAGTCTGGCCCTGGTCAGAGGGGAAAATCATCTGACAACCGTTCCATGGAGAAACTTACCGCTAGTATGCGCAGCCTCGCATCAAGTCTCACAGTCGCAAAGAGCAACACCCCGGTCAACCAACCCAGCCCATTGGCGAGGATGACTATGGAAGCTTTATGTGGCCTCACAGACCCTTTTTGTGCTCACGCTGACAATGTCAAATACCCTGACTCGTCGGCGGCGAGATCGCTGCCGCTGAAGCAACACTACACTTTCACCATCGCTATAGGCGCAACCGTCTCAACCAACAACTCCGTGCTGTTCGTCCCCGGGTACCAGAATGGCTATGCCACTGGGACTGGTAATCCGAGCAGTTACGCTGGCAACTTCAATGCCAACCCTAGCATCTCCGCAGGTGTGGTGGGTTATCGCATTGTTAGTTCAGGCTTGCGGATCCGCAGCATGTGTGCACCCTTGAATGCTTCAGGGATTGTGCAGATTCGTGGATTCGCAGCCCCCAATTCCTCTACCCTAGTCTCAATCGGTAATGATTCGTTTAATTGCGATTTCTACCAGGACATCCCGCTCCAGTCAATCAATTTGAATGGATACACGGACATCCTAGTGCGCCGTATTGACGAGGTTGGGTCGAGACAATTTGTTGCACCTTTAACCACTAACCCCACACCAGCCACTAACAACTGGTTTTCCCCGGGTTGGGGGGCGGTCACTATCACTGTAGTAGGTGGTCCAATTAACACGACGGTCTTGCAAGTTGAGGTCTTCAATCACCATGAGGTGGTGATCGATGACAGTGATATACTCGCAGTTGCTATGACCAAGGCGCCGATGGCTAACCCCATGTTAACCCAGGCTGCCGCGTGGATTGTTGACACAGCAGGATCCGTGTTTCACGAAGTTGGTAAGGATGCCACCTCGGTGATCACCAACCTCGCCCAACGTGCCTTCCGTAAGGGGGCCGTTCGCATGGCGGGGTCTGCTCTTCCTATGCTCATGTAAAACCCTCTGGAACAAGGCAAAGCGCACGTGGTCTACGTGTAGATGCGGTATGACACCCGCACGCCCGCTTGTTACGCTGAGACCACTCTACCGAGATGAGTGGGATTCCAGTTTTACACCTTTCAACCGCCGATCAAGATTTATATCCTTGTGATTTACGAGTCACCAGTTCTTATGAGGAGGGTGGTTTTGGACCGAAAGTGAAGAACTTAGCGATTGTTGGGGCTCCCGGAGAGTAAACTTAGTCTGAGGACAGAGTTATGGTAAGGGAAGTTAAACGACGATTGCGAACTGCTTAGGAGTTCGAACTAGTAGGGCCTTAGCTGCCGCTTGTTAGGCAAGCCGACCGTGCCGATTCCACCTCGAGTGGTGCACATGTTGCTTAGGTGCCAATGAAGGCTGGACTTGTTGCTCGTTCGTTGGCAGACGACAGGAGCTATCCCGCAACGCTCAAACCTCGCACTCGCGTGGCCCCTAGAGGCCAACACCAATTTCTATGTCAGCTAAATAGGTTCGTCCGGGGCAGCTGATGCCACCATTTTGAATTTAAG